TCCAGGGCCTCCTCGACCGCTCGGTCGAACTTCTCGCTGGCATCGGCCAGCCAATCCTCAAGGTCGCCAACCTCGGGCTTCTCCTCCTCCGGCTGATCCGAGGGCTCGAAGGACTGCAACTCCTCGACCCACTCCTCAAGAGCGTCGCGGCGCTCTCCGAGCTGTTCCTCCAGCATCGGAGCATTCTGGATCGCCTCTTCGTCCTCCTCGATGAGCCCCTCGGCCGTTCCGGCGGCCTCGGTAAGGAGCTCCTCGATCTGCCCAACCTGGTCCGCCCAGTCCCCTTCGTCGTCCCACTTCAGGGCCCGAATGCTGGCCTCGGCGTCCTCCTGTGCGGCGTACACATCCGCCATCTTGTTGTCGGTGAGCTCGGAACGACGCGGTGCGCATTCCGGCTTCATGCAGCGCCGGACCTTCACCTTCCCGCGGTACCCCGGCTTAAAGTATCGGTACTCCGACCCTTCCGGAATCTCGTCACCGCACTTGGTGCACGTGTAGTTCTTCATCGACTTCTTGACGTGCTTCGCGATTGACATCTCGTTACCTCCTGGTTGTACCGGTTAGCTGCCGAATCGTATCTTCGATTGCGGCAATTGTTGCGGAGCTCACACCGAGCCCCCTTAGTTGGCCCTCCGTCCTTGCATAGCCGCGCGTTACCCGGCCGTCCTTCACTGCCTCGGTAACCCGGAATCCCGGTCCATCGAATGGCAGGTCGGACCCGGCACGTAGCTTCGTGCGGTCGGTGTCACCCGGCATCACGAATACCACGTACTCGACCGTTCGACCGGCCGCATCCGTCCAGCTTAGTCGTTGCTCGCTGCTATCCACCGCAGCTCCTTCCCTCACTGTCCAGTCTACACGCCAGCGGGGATGAAGTCAAGCTGGGAGGAGCGGCATCCGAGCAGCTCAGGCGCGGCGAGATCAGCCGCTGGGGTCCCGGGTAGGTAGTGGTCCGTCGGCTTCCGTCACGAGATCGTGTGACACCAGTCCGCCCGTACGGTCGCCGTCCTCGAACTCTCTCGCTACCGTTCGGAGGAACGCTGCGACTGCGATGCTGCAGTCCGCTTCCGTCGCGTCCTCCTTGACGACGATCCAGCCGACCTGGTGCTTCGGGCTGTTGCCGATCGCTAGCCAGATCGGAATCCGCTTACTCCCCGTCGTAGACATGACGGACTCAGTCGCGGGGTCCGCCGGACGCGGGAAGACCAGCACCGCCCCCGGCAGCGATTATCGCGGGGGAGCCAGTAACGATGAACTGCGAATCGCCACCGGCACTACCGCCGGCCTCGGTCGGGTGTGCGATTACGTTGTGGTGCAGGAGAAGGGCGTAGGCCATCACTGCGAACACGGCGATGTCCCGGTACGAATCGACAACCGGCTCGTTCGTGGCGTTGCGCCCGTTGCGGCGCAGGGAGCTCAGGCGGGATAGCTTGCCATCGACATAGAGATGCGGGATCTCCCACGGTTTTAGCCCGTACCGCTGAGCGTACGCGAAGTTCCCGTCCAGCGTCTGCTCCGCGGTGTCGTAGTCCTTGCCCTTCGCAGTGAAGGTACTGACCAACGCGTCGAGGGCATCGTAGAGCTGATCGGGAACCTCAAGCGTCTTCATTCCGGCCAGTCCTCCTTGTGGTCCCGCGCTAGGTGTTCGACCCAAGCGTCTACGGCGTCCTGCATCGAATCGCCGTGTGCGTGCCAGCCGCAACGTGGCGTTCCGAGCGGAGTTACCGGTTGCTTTAGTAGACGCACATAGCAGGTTGCGATCGGGTCAACGTTATCGAAGTGCAACGCCATTGGCATCGCATCTTCGCCTACGGTAATAGTGCGCTCGCGCATGCTTCACCGTCCTGGATCGAGTTCGTAGCGACCTTTGTGCTGGAGGATCTTATGCATCGGATAGGTGTCGCCACCAAGCGCCTGTAGGGCTTCCGCAGCCGCAAACGTAATTGGCGAGTACTTCACCTCGTTGCAGTGCATAGCCGCATTGGCCTGGTCGACATGGAAGAAGTGACTGACGATCCACTCTAGGGCTTCTTCGGGTGTCATGCGGCCACCTTCCACTTCTCGACATCGCCAAGGTTGGGTCCGATCTCAACGGTCACATCGAACTGGACTCCGTGCGTATCGAACATCGGTTCCATCATTACCTCACGCATCCGCGATATGCCTTCATCGATCCGGTCTTCCAGGATCTCGGTGACCACCTGGTCGTGTACGGTGTACAACGGGAACCCGATCCCCTTGAGTGCGTCTTCGGCCTTGACCAGCGCCATCGAGCACATATCGCTCGCGGTACTCTGGATCGGGAAGTTCACCGCCTGGTTCTGCACCTCGTGTCGGTTCTGGTGCGTGATTAGCATCCACCGGCGCTTACGACCAAACGGGGTGGTCAGCTCACCGTTGGTCAGGGCCTCGTGCATCCGATCCTGCTGCCACTGGTAATAGTCCGGGTAGACACCCCAGAATGCGTCAATGAAGTCCTGCGCCTTGCGCCGCCGGATGTCCTCGGGTATCTCCACTCCACCGAGAACCTCCAGCAGGGGACCTCGAGATAGGGTGAACGCACTGCGGTTATACATCACCCCGAAGGTGACTCGCTTTGCCGCATGGCGGTCCGCGTCGTCCACCTCTTCCCGTCGGAACATATATCTCGCGGTGACGGCATGCGGATCACTGGCCAGGAGTACCTCGGCAAGTCGCGGGTCAGCAGATAGCGCTGCCGCCACACGCATTTCCAGCTGCTTGTAGTCGAATGCCGCGATGACGTAACCGGGACGAGCAGGAAAGAGACGCCGTGTTTCAGCGGCAAAGTCTTCGTCGGCGAGAAGGCGATGGGCGCCATAGTGCGGGAGAACCTGGAGTAGTGGCTTGACCACCAAACGGCCAGTAGCAGTGCCCGCGAGGTTGAAGTCGGGATGGATGAGGCCATCGGGGTCGATTTCACGGAGCAGCCCAATCACGTAGGTGCGGAACAGCTTGAAGTAAATGCGGTACTGCTGCATGAGCTGACCGAAGTCGGTGTCCTCATGTCCGATCAGGAAGTCAGCGTCCACGGATCGCGGGTTGCGCTGTCGATTCCACTTACTCGTGAATTTGCGGTTCGTGGTGCCGTCGGTCGCGGAGAGACCGAGCACATCGAATGCCAGGTGCGCCAACTGCGGATGCGAGTTCGGATTGAACTTCGGTGACTTCTGGATCTTCGGGTCCTTCGGCCACCCGGCTTCAACTGCTAGGGCGTGTAGCTGGTCAGCGAAGTGCGTGACCTTGCCGCCCCAGTTGAACTGGAGATCATCGAATTGCGAGGTATCAACCGGCAGCCCTCGGGCCGCAATTCGTCCGCAGGTGAGGGCCAGTGGCTGTAGAACGTTTCGCACCAGCCCCATCGTACCTTCGTCCCGTACCATCCCGGGGAGGATCTGGTTGAGCTGATAGCCGTTATCAACGTCATCCACTCCGTAGCGCGCAAGCTGCCTCCACTGCGTTTTGTTCTGCGGTCCTAGCTGGTGGCGATATCCGGAATCGCGCAGTCCCCGTTTGTACGCGGGTGCGTTGAGCCATGTACGAGACAGGGGTTCCAGACCAACTGCCCCTTGTCGTTCCGATAGCCCAAGGCCCAGCAACAAGGTGTCCCGTACATTGCGGTCAGCGGGCGCAACTCCGAGGTTGAATCGGAAAACCCGGGTATCATAGGTCGAAATGTTATGACCAGTCCATCGGATTCGCGGTTCGGTGAGGAGTCGTCGGAGTCCCCGTTTGATGCGGTCCGTGAAGGCCATTTCTCCGATTGCACAGGCTCTCCTACCGTCATAGAACTGGATCATTAGCCACCGATCCCGCTCGGGATGCGGTCGGCCTTTGCCCTTCGGCTTGAGGTTATTTGCTATCTCATACGGACTCTGGAGTGTCTGCGATTCCGTGTCCACGGAGATGGTAAGCCCAGTTTTGGACTCTCTCGCTCGGCGGAGGTAGTACTTGATCGCTTTCGCTGCCTCGTCCTCGGTGGTAATAAAGCGCCACCGCAGATGCCGCTTCGCATTCGGCTCCGGAAGCGGGGACTCTCCCGACAAGAAGCGCGCAATCCGCCAGATGGTGTTCGAGATCGGTGGATAGAACCCGTCGCTCCTCAGCGCTGCCGCCGGATGCCATGTCGGGATCACCCACGCTTCGAGGTACGGTTCCCATAGTAGTGTCCCCTCCGCGTTACCGAGACTGTCCCTGGTGCCGCCAACGAATTGCCACGCGAACTTGCCGAGGGTCAAGACAATCCTGGGTCGCCGTGCTTTGATCTCCTGGAACAGCCGTGGACCGCATGCCAGCAGGTGGACCTTCGTTGGCTTGACGTTACAAAGAGTGGCATTCGTCCTATATGTCGCATCCAAATCGAGACCGTGGTTCTCAAACGTTGCCCGGAGTAGCTCACCCGTGCGGCCCATAAACGGCTTGCCAACGATAAGCTCAGTCTCACCTGGTGACTCACCGACAACTACCAGGTCGGCCTGATCGGGTCCGTAACCTGGACACCACCGCTGTCCCGGAGTACCGACAAAGGGGCAGCCACCGCATCCCGTACCGGCACTAGGCCGTCGCTTCACTGCCATAGCCTATAGGCTATCAGGTTTCGGGATATCGACCAAGTCGCGATTGATCGATGACGACGTGGCGATATGCTGGCAGTCGCAACCCGTGCACTCGGCATGAAGAGACGCCATTCGCATCTTCACTCGATCCGGTCCTTCGACAATCCACGATTCTCCTGCGCCAAGCCACATGCCGGCCGCCTTGCACGGATCGCAGATCATATCGCTGCCTCGATTGCAAGTAGCGGCCACGCATTCCACATCGTACCCGCCTCGTCTCGGTAATTGACTTCGCCGTCCTCGGTCCAGGAGCACAGTACCCCTTCAACGAACACGTTCTCGTCCAGTTGGATGCGGACGCGCGTGTTTCGCAGAGCGAGCAGCTCTTCGTCCAGCGGAAGGGTCATGCCGAGTACGCCGTTGGATCGGGGACACCCGCACTCGCGAATGCGTTCCTCCGTGCTCGGCATGAACTGCACCTTCCGCAGTGCTTGGTGTCGCCTTCGTAACAGGACCAGGTGTCGACGCTAGCCCACGGGATACTGAGCACCGATCCCAGCGTGACGATCTCGGCCTTGGTCAACGTATCGAGCGGGGTCTCGAGCTCGATGTGCGTGCCCTTGTTGACGGCGAATGGGATCAGCGAGCGCCAGCGTTCGGCCCAGCGTCGATCATTATCGGGGTACGCCACTGCGGCGGTAGCATTGATCCCCACGACAACCCGGCTCATGTTCTGCGCTTCCGCAAACGAGATACCGAGGGCGGTGAACACCGTATTCCGCGCTGGCGTCCATTCATGTGCGACTCCCGGCTTCGGATCCTTCTCGACCGCCGGACCGAGTTCCAGCAGCGCCGATCTCGCGAACTGTCGAAAGAACGCTACTTCGATCATAATCGGCGTTGCGGTGTGGAAGCGATTCGTGAGTGCCATCGCGATCTGCTTGGTCGCGTTCCACTCCTTATCGCATGCGCGCTGCCCGTAATCAAAGAACAGCAGTGTGGTCGATTCCGGGTAGGTGAGCTGAATGTCCCACGCGGCCACGAACGAATCGAGGCCACCGCCACAAAGGACGAGATTACCGCTCATAGCTTAACTCCCTCGGCGTATTTACTCCATGCATCTAGCGTATCGTAGAACATGGTCGAACTGAACTCAGCTGGAGGTTCGTATTCGAAGTATTCGATTGACCCGCCCAGCGCTTTGCGTCCGGGGTAGTGCACCCGGATTGGCGCGGGAGGGTAAACCGGATTGCCGGTCAATGCGAGCACGGCGAACTTACTCGCATCTGCCGAGACGCAATGTGCGAATGTCGGTGATCTGAGCTCCACCGCTTGCTCGCTGATCCCGAGTAGGTGCACGTTGCGCCGGCACACCTCTGGCTCGGTCTGCAGGATACGAACGCGCCGGAAACGGCGATTAAGCGCCTGCGGGTCGTCTTGCAGCCGACGCTCCAACGACACACCGAACCACGTGATCATCGGATCGCGCAGAGCGGCTAGCTCGCGGGCACAGGACAGGAAATCGCCGTGCTCGATGCCGTGCGGAACGGCCATCAGATGCGACTGCGGGGACACCCGCTGTATCTCCTTGCGGTACGTTTTCGCATACGCAACGGTAGCGGAGACGTCATCGATAACGTCGGGAATGATGACCACGGTCGGCTTCAAGAACTGCGCCGCCCCGATCCAGTCATCGATGCTAATCTCGACGTTCTCGTGAACCGGGTTATCGAGGATCACCAGCTTGCCGTTAGCTACCTGCTGCCGATGGAACTCAGCGTAGAGCTCATCTCGGATTACGAGGTTGCTCAGGCACAGGAACGCATCGGAGTGGTAGACCACCGGTAGCAGCGATGTCGGTACGATGTGCGCGAGTTTAATCGGAATCGCCTCCCACGATCTCCTCTCCGAAGGCAGTGACTTCGTTTATCAGCGACTCTTGCGTCTTACCGTAGTGAATAACCACGGTCATCCGCGGGAAGCCCAGTGCGACCATTCGTGCGGGCGAAACGCGGATCGGCTCACCGGCCACGAGTCGGGTGATGTTCTCCCCGTCCAGACCGAGATATAGCGCTCCGCGTAGCTTTCCGGTAATCATAGCAAACTCCTTCGCATCGAGATCAGCTGGAGGAACTCGTTGCGCGCGTTCGCACTGTCCTGGTGCAAGCCGCGGACGGCGGAAGTGGTCGTTACCGCATCGGGCTCCTCCACCCCGCGTATCGCCATGCAACCGTGGCGTGCCCGGATAACGACCATGCACCCCTTTGGCTCCAGGTGCTCCTGGAGTGCGTCCGCGATCTGATCGGTGATGCGTTCCTGCACCCCGAGCTGCCTCGCGAAGTGCTCCACGAGCCGAGCCAGCTTCGAGAGGCCGCATATCCGCTTGTCGGCCAGGTAGCCCACGAACGCTTCACCCGTTACCGGTAGGACGTGGTGCGCGCACATCGAGATGTAGCGAATCGGTCCGACCAGCACTAGTGACGAGTACGAGTCCTCGAACGTGACCTCGAGAATCTCACCGACCCGATGCGAACCGGTGTCATGCGCGGCGAACTCCGTCAGCGCGGTTGCCACGCGTTCCGGGGTGCGTTCGAAGTGCGGATCCACGGGATAGCCGAGCTGGTGCAGGATCTCCCGTACTGCGGCCTCAAGCGGTTCGTTACGTCCCACGTTTATCGCCCCAGATCTCGATCTGTAGCCGCCCGGTGATGTTCCAGCCGTTCCGCATCGCGGGACCGACCCAGCACTGCAGTCCGTGCTGGATCTCTCGCCAGTCCGTTCCGCAGGGCATTAGCCACACCTTCTCGGCGGGAATCTTAGCCAGCGCGATGATCTCGTTGATCTCGTCTAGCTGCTCCTTCTCGGGTAGGTGGTGATCGACCACGAACTTGAACACCGCCTTACCCCGGGACTGCAGTGCGACCAGCGCTTCGATATTGCGCCGCAGTTCCAACGGGTTACCCGAGTGCGCCAGTTTCGGTGACACGTTGAAGGTGACGTTGTCGTACTGCGTAAGCTCACCGGGATGAATGGAGCCGGCCGTTTCGATCTCGAATACGAAGTTCCGGCGGATCTCTTCGTTGAGCTGCGAGATCAGCATGGACAGCGCATCGAGCTGGAGCAGTGGCTCGCCACCGGTGATGACCGTCAGCCGGCAATTCGACGCGTACACCTTCTGAACGATCGCGTAGAGCGACATGCGGAATAGCTCGTCCATCGGGTTGAACTGCTCACCCGATTGATGCATATCGCGATGGCGGTCATCGAACACCCAGGTGTACGGAGTGTCGCACCAGGTGCAGTGCTGGTTGCATCCGCCGAGACGGAGAAAGAACGCGGGAGTGCCCGCACTCGGGCCTTCCCCTTGAACGGTAGTAAAGGTCTCGGAGATCAGGATCCAGTCACGCATAGCGACCCGGAATCCGAACCGGCAGCTCGTTGGGAGCTAGAGTCGCCTCACGCAGCCGACCAAGCACTTCGGTGAGCTCGAGAGCGGCGTGAACTGTGCCCATCCCGGCGTGCCATGACGCCGCATTGGACGGGGTCTCGTCTACGTCCACTGCTACCGAGAATATCCCGGGAACGCCCAGTTTCACCTGCGCCCACTTACCGATCCACATTGCCAGGTTCTCGGTGGTCGGATCGGCTGCGCAGCGCCGCAGACCCGGAAGCACATGCCGAACGGACGTCGAACCGCCGCCTCCTCCGCCGCTCGCACCGCCGGACATAACCGAGGTGTTATGTACTGTCACGTTTGACGATCCGATGCCGGATTCCGGCGCACCGAAGAGATCGCTGGCGAACGGATCGTTCTCGTTCAGTAGTAGCTGGTGGTCGAGATAGGCATCGATGAAGCCGCGGAACGAGGCCTTGAGCGTTCCGTAGTCAATGCCGGCCAGCAGACCCTGTTCGTCCACTTCTCCCGTCAGGCGGAGGTGTATGCGGTAACTGTGACCGTGGATGCGTTGGCACTTCCCCGGAGTGCGGAACAGCCGATGTGCCGTTTCCGCGTTGTGCGACACCGTGATTGTGCGGGTCGGTGATGTCATAGACCGTACCTTTCTTTGTGCGATAGTGCGTGTGCGGCCGCCGAGATAGCGTCCTTTCCTCGGATGAACTTCGGTACCTTCGAGACGTTGGCGAGTCGCATCTGGTTCGGTGCCTCCTCCACCGAATAACCCGCCTCTTTGGCCCGGTACTTGAGGTACCCGAGTACCTCGATGGTGCGTTGAATCCACTCATCCCTTCTACCGCCCCCGAGCATCGCCTCGAGGACGATGTGGTCCCCTTTGCGGTAATACTCGGCGAGGACATGCCAGATGACGGTTGGATCATCGGACTCGAGCCAGAGCGCGAACTCGCTGGTATCGCAATCGAGAATAGCCATACCGGTAAACTTCGCACCCGGGTCGAGACCGATGATCTGCATATCATCCTCCGTAGCAGCGCGGGAAGGACCGGCTTCCAACGTGAGGGAAGGAATGCTGTCTCGCAGCATGCCGGTCCTTCCCGCTATCTCACCCCGCACCGAAAGCAAGACGGGTTCGGGGGACCCCATCCCGCAGGTGCGGGAGCCTATGCGGCCCTAACCGCTAGCCCTCGTCACCCCATTCCGCCTCGGACCCGTCCTCGTTGAGGATCTCCTGAATCTCGTTGGTCTTGCGGCTCTTGTCCCGGTAATGCGGGACCACGATGACGCGCGCCATGCAGTCCACGCCGACCAGATCCTGCTCATCGAACTCGAACGGCCCTTCGGGAATCTCGAACCCGAGGTTGACGAGAAGCCGCTTGACCCGCCACAGCACCTGCGGCTGGAGTGACAGGGGGCGGAATCGCATGTTGCGGCCCTCATCGCCCACGGACAGGTCGAGGTAAAGCGTGTCCTCCCCCGAGCTGTTCGATGGCCGGATGTCGGCCTTGGTGATGACCGCGGGATAGTCATCGGGGTCCAGTGGCGGACGGCCCTGAGTGCTGACCCCGGTGAGGTCAATTGTCGTTGGCATTCCTCTGCCTCCTATACCTTGTCGGGCGGTACAGCCCGGTGCGACCTTGTGGGGCGGTCGCGGCCCCAGGTACCAATAGCCTACCCGATTGTCCGCACAGGTGTCAAGATGGCTGTTCTATGGCCTCGGGGCTGTCCGCTGCGATCAGCTCTTCAATCCGGGCCTCCAATTCCTCGGGAGTGGGAGGTTGCCACACCTCATACCGGACCCGTCCGGCAGCAATTGCGTCCCTTAGCAGCTTCTCTCGTGGGTTCGTTACCCGTCTGGTGCGACCACTCGCCGAGGTCTTGACCTCGAGGAACACTATCGATATCTCACCGCCGGCCTCGAGACCATCGTAGACCAGGAAATCGAAGATCTCTCCGACATGCCGTACCTCCTTCAAGGGATACGGAAAGCCGGGTATCAGCGGACCGAGATGCTCCTGCACCTTTGCGAGGAGGGCAGCGCGGGAGCGGAGATTCGAGACAGCCCGATCCGTGCCCTTGCGTTCGTGGAATTCGGCTTCGAGTTGCTGCCTGGCCAGCGCAACCCGTTGCGCGATTTCCAGCTCGGCGCGCTTAGTAAGCGCCTCGAGGTTCTTACCGGTCTGGGCTTTCTCGGCCGCGAGTTGCGCCGTGAGGGACCCGATAGTGCGGTCCTTCTCCGCCAGCTCTGCCGTGGTGGTCTGCGGGATCTGGTACACCGTTTCCGGTGGCTTGGGCGTGGTGCGCCTTCGTTCACGCAACAGCGCGAGGAACAGCAGCGCTATCAGTGCGCCCATTACCGCTATCAGCGTCCAGAGCAGCCAAGCCACGTTCGATCGCCTCTATTCGTCGGTGGAAGTTATCGTGTGTCTCCTGGAACACGAACTCGACAACTGCCCCGCAATCGGTGCAATTCAGTATCGAGCCGCTACCCAGCCCTGCGACCTCGTAGTGAGCTCGCCTTCCCGGCGGCGTCATACTGTGCCACTCCCCGCAGATGGTCAATTAGCTTTCCGAGATCAGGGTCATCGATTTCGGTTGCAACTGCTCCCTCGGTCGGTGGCTGGTGAACCTTCGCGATCACCTTCGCCGTGTTGTGCAGGTAGAGTCGGCGCTTACCCTGCTGGCGTTCCTCGAGATATCCGATAGTGGCGTGGTACTGGTAGATGGTCTTCAACACACCGGGGGTCGCATCCGGTCGCACGAACAGCCGAGCCGAATCCCCTTGCCCCTCAATCACGTCCTCCGCGTGCCACGACCAGATCACGTTGATTCCGCGCTCCTGCGACATGACCGCGAAGTCGATAATAAAGGCGTTGACCATGTCGTTGGCTTCACCGAAGATCTGCCGTGGATCACGGCGGTCCGAGCCCTTGGCCTTCACGTGTCTGAGCGCGAGCCGGTACATGTTGTTTCCGGTGTCCATACCGATGGTGTCGAACGGGTGCTTGCCGTTCAATAGCCGAGACAGAAACGCGTCCGCTCGCTCCCACGTCAAACGACCCTTCTTCGGCCACACCTGCAGATCGGTACGGTTCTTGATGGTCTGCAGGTCGGGATCGAAGTTGACGATCAGCAGGTTACGGTCTCGGGCCGCACTTGCAAGGTAGAGGGTCTTGCCGCTCCCCGCGTATCCGAATACCGCCATGTTCGCACCGTGCGGTGACTCCTCGGAGGAAACGATTTCCCCGGGTAGACCCCACGGGGTATCACTGTTCGAGCTAGCTGGCACGGTAGTAGTGCGGGCGGGCTTGGTCAACTGCGCCATTGAACTCCCCTTGTCGATTGAGCTTGCCGGAGTGCCTTCCGTATGCCGGGTGTCCAACCACGTCACACGGACACCACTTGCACTTGCATCCGTTGTTGCCGAGACAGCACGAAAGCAGGCACATGCACATACCGGACGTGGAACTCCAGTGCGGGAAGGTTCCACCGTCCACGTGTCGTGACGGTTCGATGCGGTTCCTCGCTGCCGTCATATTTCGCTGTCTCCTTAGCCGGTCTCGGGATCCGATTCCCGCGCCTACGGTATTGATACCGTCCGACATGTCTACCCCGCACTCGCCGCGGTGAACAGCCGCACGGTCCATCGGCTCGGCCACGGGTAAGTGCCGAGAGCGAAGTTCTTCGCGTGAACCCTCTCGGTCTCGGAGAGCGTGGATAGCCGCGTATAGCTCTCCAATGGCTGTCCAGTGCGGCGCAGCCACGAAGCGGCAGTGCGAATGCGGCTGATGCTTTCCATGTCGGTCATGTTCCATCCCTTCCCTCAGGCAATCCAGGGGCAGCATATCATATGCCCTTCCTGACCCCGAGCTTACCCGGCTCGTGTACCTAAGGTCGATTCCCCTGGTGGACTCTGGACCCTGGAGGACAGAATGCCGGTTGTGACGACCCGCTTATCCCGCAGAGCCAAGGTACCTCGCCAGCCGAGATCGACAGTGTTGCGAGCCAGCTCAGCTGCGTGTGCCGGTCGGAACCCGAGCTTCGTAAGCGTGGCCATGATCCGGAATATGCGTACCTCGTCCATCGAGAACACGCGATCGTGACCCGAGCCGCCGGAATTCGTAGGTCGGATCCAGCCACGGGTGACCCAGTGATCGAATTGACGATACGTGATGCCGTGCATCTGGTACGCGATCTTAACGGACACGGTTAACCTCGATAGTCCATTGCGCGGGAACGGGAAGACTCCCCGGTCGGGGTCGTGGCGGCGGGTCTCTGCCGAACCGCTCCTCGAATTCGAAGTTTGCGAGCTGGCGGCTGAATCGATCCGCATCGGGATAGCACGAGTACACGGGGACTAAGCCCGGAGCGTCTTGCACCAGCACCCAGTGGATGAAGTACGGACGCACATCGGCATGATAGCCACCCGGGAAGCCGTCCTCGAATCGGCCTTCACCGATGTAGATCTTCGCCTCGAGTATCTCCTCGATCTCGAGAACCTCGCCATCGAGCGGTCCGCCAAGGAATAGGACTTTGTGCGCCGGCCGTTCGGTCATCGGTCCTCCGTGATTGCTAGTGGCGCGATCGGTCCGATCCGCGCTTCGATTTCCCCGTGCGCCTCGACCACCGCGACATGCGTCAGCTTGCCGTTCGGATCGAAGAAGAACACCGCATCGGCATCGTCCGGACCGGTGGACACCAAGATCGTGGTCTCGGTCTCCTCCACCGATAGAGCCATATACGGACGAGCGGCCTCGGCGTGCGCCAGCGCTGCCTGCATAGCTTCACGATCTGAGCTCATCGTTTTTCTCATCTCCCTCCGTCGGACCGGAATGCCGGGAAACGCATCCCGCTGGGGACCAAGCAGGACCATGAGACCGAGGTAAACGTACCGTTGCGGTTCCGGTCGCTCGACCATGATGACCGGTGACGGCTTTACATCGAGGTCGAGCTCGATGAACTGCCACTCCTCGTCGCTGACGAGTAGCACCCGGCGATTCACACTATCTCCAATACTTCCCCGTTGGTGAGCATCTTGCCCGCCAACTCGAGCTTCCAGAATGTGCGGTGCAGGTGCATGTCCTCGCGAATCTCGATTCCGAGAACCCGCCTCGGACGCTTACTCATACCGAAGTCAACGCGGATCTGATCCGGCGGCCAGTTCACGGCGTAGGTGTTCAGCGCATACGGATGGATCGCGATGAACGCGTACTCGGACGGGAACCGCCTTCCGGCGTCCATCTCCCACTTCGAGACTGCGTCGTGGAGGCGACCGAAGAACTGCGTCATGTCCCAGCCAGCGAGATACTCGATGACCGAGTTAATCAGCGCGGGAGGGCGGAGCCCTGGTACCGACTCGAGTCCCGTCCCGTTGTTGAATAGCGCTCGCTCCAGCGCTTCCTTGCTTAGCGGCATCGTGTCCTCCTAGTCCACGTAGCTCATCGGCCGCAGGATGACGATCGCGTGCCACACGCGTCGCTGGTGCCAGGTTTCCATGTCGCACCACACGATCTGGTTGTACGGCCGCTCGCCACGGTAGATGCCCCTGAGCCAGCTCACTCCATCGGCCTCTCCGGGAGATTGGTCCGCCGCAGCCACTCCTCGTGGATTTCGATCTTCCTCTCCATGTCGACCCGACCGGTCTTGTGGAAGTAGTACTCGTTGCCCTTGGGATGCCAGTAGCGGCTTACCCATTTTCCGGTGACCGGGTGGCGATAACGGTCGATCTCCATCGCGCACGAGAAGCACACCTGTCCGACAACGAGAACGTCCTTCTCCGGGTTGATGGTTGACTCGTGCATCGAGTGCCCGAAGTTGTGGCACCGGACATACTCATCCGGCATCACGGCCAGTTGTTTGCGGAAGCGCGCCAGCTGAGCTAGCTGTTCCTTGGTGTCTGCCATCGTTCATCCTACCAGGATCAGTGAGCTCACCGCTCGAGTGACTGCGGTGTAAAGCCACCGAGCATGGTACGCATCGTCAGCGCTAGGCATGCGCTCTTCGATCACCGTCACTCGGTCCGCTTGCGAGCCCTGTGCCTTATGGCACGTGATTGCGTAACCGAAGTCCCACAGACCCAGCTTACGGGATACCTCGGTCATGGTCTTCGGCTGCCCGAATTGCTCCTGCGAGATTCCGCCTTCGTAGGTGAAGTCCTCACCGAACACCGTGATCTCCGCCCACGGCATGAACGGGTTATCGGTCGAGAAGGACTCCAATCGCCCCCGGTTGCCGTTCCACACTCCTCTCTCATAGTCGTTGCGCAGGCAGATAACGATGTCCCCGGCCATCGGATCGCCACTGCGTCCGAGCTGCCTGCGAATCATGCTGTTCGTGTCGTTACGGGTACGGTTGAAGCCGGTGATAATCATCTCATCCGGCGAATCGGGATCGATGGGCATCTTTCCGAGACGGTGGCGGGGAATCTTGACCACACCATCGCCGTACTCGCCAAGTGGAATCGGCTGCCCCTCCCGCGCCATCATGCTCAACCGGATGATCGGTGAGCCCTCTAGCTGCCGCACAATCTTCTCGAGGCGGAGTTCGGGATCCGCCATCAGGTTGAACTGCGACTTAATCGGGGGCAGTTGACCATGGTCGCCGACCGCCAAAACCGGTACGCCCCACTTCGTGAGGTCGGCCCAGATCTTGTCGGAGACCATCGATGCCTCATCGACAACTACTAGGTCGATTCCGTCAAGCGGCGACAGGTTCTGCAGCCAATCGAGCTTGCGCACTGCGGTGCATGGCTTCGGTAGCGGAATGTCGACCAGGTCGCCGTCCTCAGCTTGCCGGGCCGTACCGCTCGGCTTGTGCTTGTCGCACCATGCACGCTGTGCGGTTGACCCCGGTCGGCTCTGACCGAGGTTCGCGGGAAGGGACAGATCCTCACCGGATACCTTGCACACCATCCGTTGCGTTGGCGTGTACAACAGCCTGTGCAATGTCGAGATGTCCGTTCCCGGTGGCAGTTTGGATCGCAGCACTTGGACTGCTTTGCCGGTGTACGAGGCGTAGACCATCCGGACCCGCGGCAACTTCCTACGTACCTGTCCGAGTAGCGTGGTCTTTCCGGTCCCCGCGTATCCGCCGAGGGTGAGCGTCTTTCCTCCCCCGAGGTACCAATCGAGGATTGCGTCAAGCGCTATGCGCTGATCACGTGTCGGTGTAATTGACACGGGCCGTGCCCCCTGTCCCTAGGTTTACGCTCGGATGCACCATTCAAACCGGTCCACGCCGGTTGAGACATCGCAGAACTTCGGCGGAAACCGTACTCCGCTGGCGGGACCGCATACCGACATGCGCGACAGAATCAGCGGAAGTGCGGCCATGGTTCCGAGCTGCCGAACCTGCTCGATACCGGTTGCGGAGCACTTCCCGGCGTACGGACATGGCTGCAGCTGCGGCTTACGAATGCGGTGGTGCAACCGCACGGATCCGCGAATCGCCGTGTTCGCGAAACGGTTGCGCTGGTAGAGCCGGATCAACGCTGCTAGCATTGCGTTTCCTTTCCTCGCTTTGGCGGTCAGGGGACCAGGATATAACAGTGCTGTGATTCAGGTCAAGCTCATCCCGGTGGAGCCGGCGGATCGCAGTCCGGGCCGATGCCGAGGAACGATGCCGTCCGGCACAGTGCGGTATGCGCGTGCCAGCGGCAATGCGGTCGGAACGGGAAGGCGCGATATAGGTTAGCTAGGTAGTTCATGGTTATCTCCTTATGGCGATGCGGTTGAGCTCGGCGTGCCGGACGGCGATGCGGTCGGGCTCGGGCTTCCGCTCGGCGAGGCGGTTGGCGTTCCGGATGGCGTTGGATCCGGAGTCGGTGTCGGAGATCCCGACGGGCTCGGGCTTCCGCTCGAGGCGGTTGGCGTGGGCGTTGGCGTGGGTGTCGGTGTCGCGGATGGCGTTGGCTTCGACGTAGGACTCGGAGTGGTCGGCGTTGGCGTTGGTGCCGGCTGCGGACTCGGTGGAATCACCGCAACCGGTGTCGTTGCGGATGGCGTTGGCTTCGGCGTCTCCGGTGATATCGCCGGACCCGGAGTGCCGACAATCGGAATGATCGCGTTGCTATCCGATGGTTGCGGAGCCGGAGTCGCGGTTCGCGCAGGCGGATGGTGACCGATTACCGGATCGATGACATGGTTAACGATCGGAGCTACTGCGTATCGGTTGACCCAGGTTCTCGCGAACTGCGCCGAACCGAAGAAGCAAGTCACCGCAACGGCCACGGAGCACGCGATCCACGCCCATGTCGGGAACTCACCTTTTCGGTGTCTCGGGAACTCACCGTCCTCCCTCCGGCGCTTGTGCTTCGGAGGGGGAGGGTCCTTGACACTCTCCGCCAGCAACCGATCCAGTGTGACGGTTTCCGCGTTGTCGATATTTCTCATACCATCGCTCCCGCTCGATCGGAGATGATCTCTAGCATTTTGCGGTGCTCCGGAATGCTAGCGCTGTGCGCTAGTGTTGCGACCCGTTTCGCGTAGGACGGTTCGACCGCTGCTATGGCAGCGCGCATGACACTCCAAGACATCTCTTCGAGAGACGCGGGAGGGACAGCTCCTTCGAATCGGAGCGGAAACGCGTCAACCGCGGGGTAGGGAGAGAAGGCGGTCTGCGCTTCGAAGGCGTTGATCAGCGGTGAGCAGTCACCGGCAGTCTCCGGATCGTATAGCCCCGGGAATGCGATCTCCTCATAACCATCGTCATAGCCGACAAATCGGATTTCCGAGCTCGACGCTAGGGTCTTGATAAGGCCTTGCGCCATAGCGGTGAGGTCGATCGGGAACTCGAGATCGCGGATGGCGTGCAGGTCGGTTTCGCATCTTGCCGCGAACTCGCCCGCACCGATCAGCAGCTGTGCCGATTCACGAGCGCTCTGGCAGTAGAACATGATGCCGTCTCGGTGAATGCGGAACGGTTCGTTGGCGTGTGCCCAGTTCAGCATCCGATTGTGGATGATGCTATTGTCGACCACATGCGTGAACCGCGCACCCGACTTATAGGGGATGGTTGCCTGCGAGAGGAGGTATTCCGCGATCCGTTTCGATGCGGTGTAGGTATCCGGTGAGAACGGTCGGAGAGCTTTCCCGGTCGAAGCGTATATGAAGTTCTCGGTACCATAGGCCTCGCAGACCGCAAGCAGCGCAGCCATGCCGAAAACGTTGGTTCGCACCGTTAGAGCGAACTCGATTTCCGCGAGTCCCGGATCGCGTTGCGCCGCAGTGTGAAAGACCGTCTCGGGACGGAAGAACTCGAAGCAATCCACGAGCCGGTTACCATCGGTTATGTCTCCTTCGAAGTAGGTGACGCCCTCCACCGATGGTTGTCCGGAGTTAGCGAAGCTAGCGAGCTTCACTGCGGGAATTGCCTTGAGCTGCCGCAGCAGCTCAGAACCGATACAGCCGGTGCCGCCGGTCACCAATATGCGGTTGCCGGCGAACCTCGTACCGGTGCAGGGAGGTTGCGGAAGCCTCCGCTTACCGATCTTCCGAAAGCGTGTGTACTCATCCATGGTTAATCGACCTTTCCTCGGCTCGAGCTTAGACCGGCCAGATGATGGCTGAGTAGCCGTTACCGGACCAGGTCGCGAGGTTACTCGCTACCTGAGCGTTGCCGATCAGACCCGCGCCGGACATCAGCGCGGAGTTGATTGCGGAGTAGTTCCGGATCACCGTCACGGTGGCAGCGATGCCGTGTGCCGGCGTATCGAAGTCCAGGTTACCGGGATGACCCGCACCGGCGCCACTCGGCTCCGAGCCGACCACTCCCGCGAATGTTCCGGACATCGCAGTGACGTTGAGCGGATTGTTCCCGCCCGCGCCGTTCGCGGGGGTACCGAAGACCTTGGCATGGTTGTCTTCCATCGCGAACCAGCCGACCAGGGAGTTAATATTGGCCTGGGTCTGCGGAGCACCCATCGCGGATAGGATTCCTTGCGCCCACGCGATCCCTTGCGAACCGGTGCCGATCGCGCACTCCTTCGGCAGGTTTGGCGGCACCGCCAACGCGGGAGGCGGAGCAGGGATGGTGTGCGTGTGCGATCCATCGGGGTTGAAGCTTGCCGGACCGGTCTGAGTCATTGCGCTGTTCTCCTTTGCTGAGAGAGCTGGACAGAGGTGCGGAACCGAACTCCTTTCTTCGATTACGATTGCGAGGGCGCAGATAAGCGCCATGGTTATCGCGATCGCGATAACAAGCTTCTCCGAACGCTTCAGCGTCTCCGGATCTTTATCTTCGGGAAGAGTTCGAGTACCGCCATGGTCATCGTTCCTACGGTAATCGCGAGCAGTAGGTCTCGCGTTGCGGATATGTAGAAGTGCGGGAGAACTCCGTAGACCGCGAGACCGGTAGCAGCGGACAGTCCTAGGACCGCCCCCGCAAAAACCAGCAGGATTCCGCCGACCAGCCATCTGCGCCTCGCTTCCACGCCGGCCATGCCTTTCATCGCGTGACCGATTCCTTCGGTCATGGACTCATCGGCCGCGACCGTGCCATCGAGTTTGTATTGCGCCTCCCACATATCCTTCTGCGAATCGGTTACGGCTTTGTACCATGACGCGATGATCCAGCCCATCGACAAGAAGGTGTAGCCGAAGATTTGGATGAGCGAACCCGCCAAGAACCAATCGAGCGGAGTGCGCCCGTGGATCTTGCGACAGTGCAGCAGCTCGATTACCGAGAAGGCGATCGGGAAGTAGAGCCATGACACCGTGACGAGTCGCAAGCCATAGACAGCGAGCTCGGTGGTAATGAGGCATAGCCATAGGCTCCAAAAGCATATGCACGCGAGTCCGAAACCCTGCTGTCCCCACTCGCGCCAATTCAGCCGGTTGATCCCGAAGCGGATCAGATCCGCGACTGTTCCGGTCTGCCATTTGATGCGTTGCGCCCAGAGGCTCTTGACGGAGTGCATCGCACCGGTGTACACATAAACGGTCGGAGACATTTCGGCGAGCCAACCATGGCTTCGCAGCTGATAGGTCAGGTGATAATCTTCGACAACACTAAGGTAGGTCCACGGTCCGGGAGCTCCGTCATCGCTCGCTACTTCCTTCAGTGCGGCGACTCGGTATGCGCAACCGGTGCCAGAGATGACTCGGCACCATCCGCGCCGCAATGAGAGCTCGGCACTTTTCGAGAATTCGGAACGCTGCGTTCTCGCGAGGAATCCGGTGCCGGTCATTATCGGCTGCGAACTCGAACCTCCTAGACGCGGGTTAACCATGAGCTCGCGTTCCCAGTGCTCAACCGCGAAAGGCGGTAGCAGCGTGTCATCATCGCAGCACACGATAATGTCGGCATCATAACCATGGCGATGCCACGCTTCGTTGAGCGCCTCAGACTTCTTATTAGGGAGCCGCGGGAGCTCCAGCACCGTCACGCAAGGATCACCGAAGCTATCCCTCGCGTTCGTGAACTCGCGGGCAACCATGGCCGTCGCGTCACGACAACCGTTCGCGATGATGACTATTAAGTCCGGACGTCGCGATTGCGCGAGCAAACCATGGATAGCTTTCCCGATGCAATCCATTCCGTTGTACACCGGGATGAATGCCACAATCCGATTGCGACTCTCCTCTCGCCCGATCGGATTGCGACGCTCGGCTTCGCCTCGCCGTGCGCCATGGTTTTGCACTGCGGGAATCGGTGCGGTGTCGATTTCCGCGTCGAGTGCTTGCATTGCGGTTTTCCCCCTCGCTAGCTTTTCCTCGGCTGCGCAACCATGGGTCGCGCAAGGCTAGAATAACATGACTGATATAGGCCGGTCAAATAACCATGGCGTGAAGCGACCGGACTTAGGATTCGGAGGACTGCGACTTAGGATTCGCTGCGACTTAGGATTCGCTGCGACTTAGGACGCGCCTCGCACACGGAATGGCGTCGCAGGAACTCGCGTTCGACACGAAACGCGTTTATGCCGAGACGCGTTTTCAAGGCGCGCCCTGTACAGAGACGCGTATATCGGGCGCGTATATTCGTCGCGTTGCCTGTACACAGTGCTTTGCCTCAGGAAACGCGTTCTATAAAGCCGGCTTGTCGGTATACGCGGCATACAGGGTACAGGCCAAGTGCTTATCCCCCACCTATAGTACTAATGTATTCGTCTTCTATGAGTTCTTACACACTATAGGTGTACAGTATGTACTATACACTGTACTTCCTGTAGTACATATATGTCGGTATAGTGATGTGCAATGTAGAAGTGTACAGCAAACGTGCACAGGAAACGTGCGGAGCACAGTCTGTACTTACCTGTGCACCGAGTACGGACGGATATCGGAGTACGATACACGGAATGCCGTGCTCCTCCGTTCGCAGTGCGGATCGACTCGCAGAGCTCAGCTCGCAGAGCTCAGAGCTCAACGCAATGCAGTCCTGAGTCCTGCGGAGTGCTAGCAACCGGTGGCTGTCGCTCCCGCGAGTCCGCGCGCAATGCAGCACTCGGTGAGTCCTGAGTCCGCGCGCAATGTAGTACTCCGAACTCAGTACTCCGGAGCACTCGCGTGCAATCCCGGCAAGGACTTTCGAAGCACGCAGGGAGTCCGGCGACGCTGACGAGGGCGACACTTATGCGCACCGGCGATTATCGCCTGCGCGATATAGCCGGCTGAGTCTGCGCCTAGGCGGGATCGAACGCTTGAGCACGCCGGAAGGCGTATCGGGCGCAGTCATCACGGTGGATGACAAGCAGGATGCGGCGTTCGGAGTTCAGCGCGTAGCGCGGATCGCAGTCCGTGCACGTAGCGCACTCGGCGACACCGGCGTCCCACGCGAGCTGAGCGAAGCCTCGCGCGTGCGGATCCGCACTGCCGCTCTCATCGATATGCGATACGGAGACAGGCGTACCGGCCGGGATGCCCGGTAGCGACTCGAAGTCCGGTGTCATCGGACATCCTTCCTGAATGCGATACCGAGATGATGACGATAGCCGTCACCGCTCTGTCGGTGCTTGCCGGTATCAGAGATCGGAACCGGATAGCGCTGCGAGACGTGGCGAGTGAACTCTCGTGACGGCAACTTCCGTCCCCGCGATGTCCCGACCTTCGCCGCCCACCGCACGTACATGTCGTACAGCTTCGTTGTGCGGCAGCAACGAATCTCGGGATAGGACTTCGGGACCTCGACAACGTATCCGCGATCGAGCGCCGCCTCGAGGAACTGAAGCGCAACCGACACGGCAGTCTCGGCACGCTTCCGAGACGCAATAATCGACTCCGGCTCCTCAAGCTGATCCGCTAGAGCGCGATCTACCCCTTGCAGGATGCGGTTGAAGATCCCGGACGGCTCAGCGTCGAGCTTGCCGTCGAGCCGTCGATCTATCGGTCGCCCGCGCCGATACTCAATTGCGATCAGCCGGTCCGTGAACGCGGCGTCCGTGAAGTCGAACTTGATCTGCTGGTTCGTACCGATCATCGGCATAATGGACGCTCGCCAGGTCACCGGTCGAGTTCCCTTGCCCTGCGTCGAGATAACGTCACCGCCGGTCAGGGCCTTCAACGCGGCAAGACGGAACTGCGAGTGCGCTTCGGTCTCCGAGACCATTGCGATCCGCGAGCCCCGGAGTTCGTTAAGGGCGAACTTGTCCGTCCCGCGGCGGCTACCGGCCACGAGCTCCTCTACCGCCGGTGTGGACACATAGGGCGCCAGGATCTCACCTACGACCCGAAGAAATGTCGATTTGCCGGTGTCCTTCGGACCGACCAGATTCACGACCCGCTTCTTCCTGCGGTCACCGCCGATCAGGGCAAACCCGATCAGCGTGTAGAGATACTCGCGCTGACCTTCATCGGGAATGGACGAGGCGAGAAACTCATCCCACTCCGGACAAGTGGCGGCGGGATCATAGTCAATCGGTATGCACTTCGTATAGCGGAGTTCGGGATCGTGGCTATCCCACTCCCCGCGACCCCGGTATATGCCCGGGGTGGCAACCAGCAGTGTCGCATCGCTATCGAAACTTGATTCAGCTGCAGCTAGCTCGGACTGTGCCAATCGCAGGGTCGCTAGGACGTTACCCGCACCCTCCATTCGCCGAGCTACGCTTAGCAGGGACTTCGAATTCCCGCCCTTGTCCTCGGAGCGTTCTACGACGTCACGGTAGACCATTGTCATCTCGCGAGCTAGGGAACTTGCGGCGCCGAGTGCTAGTTGGAGCTCGTCCTCCCGCCACTCGGCTCCTTCGCAAACGCGCCAGCCCGCTCGAGTCGAATAGAGGAATCGTCCGCGGTGCAGCTCAACGAATCGATTGGCGTATCCGAGGTTCGTCAGCTCCTCGAAGGGAAGCGGATCGGTGTGGGCTTTACCGCCATTCGAACCGAGTATCTCCGGAGCGATGTCCTCGGGGTCGACCTCGACAAAATCGTTGAGGCCGTGGCCCGCCGCAAGGTGGTCCGCGGAGTCCTTGAGCTGTTCCGCGGCAACCCGGATCGCGACCTCGCCTGCGTGATCGGTGAGACTGAGATATCGGTTATACGCACCACGCTTGCCGACCCCGGAGGGGTCGTTGTCCGCGACAATGATTATCGCCTTCGCTCCGTCGAGCTGTACTGCGTATGTCGGTCCCCAGTCATCGACCCCGTTCATCGAAGTGGTTGCGCACACCCCGGCAGCGCTCAGGGCATCGGCGTCCTTCTCCCCTTCGACGAGCCAGATCTCGTCACCGTTCTCGAGCGCCGCCCTGACCTCCGGAAGGTGGTAGAGCATTCCCCGCGGCGGGCCGATCCCGCACCGAGTGCAGTTCCCGTTCGGTAGGCGGCCGCCCTTCGCCCGGCGGTGGACGGTAGGTACGCCGTTGCTGCCGAAGCACTCCCAGAACGTGATGCGGCGTCCTTCGGGAGAGCGGGTGCGGACCTTTGCGAATACTGTCTCTCCCGCGGCATTGCGGTAGATGTACCGCTTACGGGGTGCGCTTAGCCGGATACCGAGGTCCCGCAGCTTCTGGACGAGCTCCGCTTGGTCGCACCCAGCTTTGCAGTGCACGAGGAGGGTGTCTTCATCGGCCTTGTACCTTACCGTGAGCGAGTGCCCTTGGTGCACGGGGCACAAGGCACGGTAACTATCACCTTCTTCAACGACATCGATTAGGAGGTTGAGGGCGTCCCGAAGGGTGGCCGGAGCGGCACCCGGGGTCACCCGACTGGCCCTCCGTTGTATCCTGCCCGGCCGGTTTCGGTACCTGACTTGACAGGATAATAGGTTGCGATTACCCTTGACATTAGTGCCCTTCCTAACGCGGTAGGTGGGCGCCGCCGGCCTTTCCTCGGCCAACCGACCCCCTGGTCTCGACAACCAGGGGGTCGGGGCGTCTTTGGGAAGCGTTGCGGCACCCTTTAACGACTGGAATCCAGCCATTTTATCCGATTACTCAAAAACGATCAAGCCCCAGCTCAGTGCGCCCCGGAATTGCCGATTTGCGGGGGCGTAAAGAGCGTAAGACGGCGATAGTATTTCG